GCCTTGTATGCGGTGACAGCACAAAGGCGGAAACCTATGAATTGCTTATGTGCGACCGCAAAGCAAACCTTGTTATAACCGACCCTCCGTACAACGTGAACTACGAAGGCTCTGCCGGAAAAATCAAAAACGATAATATGGCAGCCGACAAGTTTTATGTTTTTCTTTTAGACGCCTTCACCGAAATGGAAAAGGCTATGGCTGACGATGCAAGCATCTATGTTTTCCATGCCGACACCGAGGGACTTAACTTCCGCAGGGCTTTTGCCGATGCGGGTTTTTATTTATCCGGCTGTTGCATTTGGAAAAAGCAGTCCCTTGTCCTTGGTCGTTCTCCTTACCAATGGCAGCACGAGCCTGTGCTTTACGGATGGAAAAAGAACGGAAAGCATCAATGGTACACGGGTCGCAAGGAAACCACCATCTGGGAGTTCGACAAGCCGAAGAAGAATGGTGACCATCCCACGATGAAGCCTATCCCGCTCCTGGCTTATCCCATTAAGAACTCCTCCATGAGCAACACGCTGATTCTCGACCCCTTCGGTGGATCGGGCAGCACCCTTATTGCTTGTGAGCAGACCGAGCGAACTTGCTACACCATTGAGCTTGACCCCAAGTTCTGCGATGTCATCGTAAAAAGGTACATCGAACAGGCAGGCTCCACCGCAAATGTCACCGTACAGCGTGACGGACTTTCCTATAAATACGAGGAGGTCACAAATGAATAACAAGACTTTGACCCTCGGCAGCCTCTTTGACGGCTCCGGGGGTTTCCCTTTGGGTGGGTTACTTGCAGGAATTACACCCGTTTGGGCATCGGAAATCGAGCCGTTTCCCATTCGTGTAACCACAAAACGCCTGCCTTTTATGAAACACTACGGAGATATTTCTGCTATGGACGGCGGCAAAATTGAACCCGTGGACATTATTACTTTCGGCTCTCCCTGCCAGGATATGAGTGTGGCGGGCAAACGAGCCGGGTTGGATGGTTCTCGTTCCAATCTTTTTTATGAAGCTGTCCGCATTATTAAAGAAATGAGGTGTGCTACCAATGGCAAATACCCAAGATACATCGTTTGGGAAAACGTCCCCGGTGCCTTCTCCTCAAACAAAGGAGCTGACTTTGGATGCGTCCTTGAAAGCCTCTGCGAAATTAAAAGCAAAGACTTGTGTGTTCCTCGATGTGAGAAGTGGCCAACAGCCGGACATATCCTGGGCGACGATTTCTCCCTCGCATGGCGCGTTCTCGATGCCCAATTTTGGGGAGTTCCCCAACGAAGAAAACGCATCTTCCTTGTCGCAGATTTTGCAGGTGGGAGTGCCGGTCAAATACTTTTTGAGTCAGAAGGCTTGTCAGGGTATTCTCCGCAGGGCTTCGGCGCGTGGCAAAGAACTGCCTGCCGTGCTGAAAAAGGCACTGGAGCAACAGGCTTCGATGGATATAACGGAAGCCTAACGGGTGATGTTAGTTCCACCCTCGGTGTAAATTGCGGAATGAGTACCGGCAGAAACGGAGTGGTCTTAAACGACCAGGGCGGCAATCGTATGGATGTAACCAACGATGTAACTTGCACCCTCCGTGCCGAGGCTCACCATCCGCCTTGCGTAATGGATGCCGCCGGGTTCTGCACCGAGCATTCTGCCAAGAGCAGAACCATTGGTTTTGAGGAGGAAAAATCTCCAACCCTCCGTGCGGGAGTAGTTCCGGCAACGGTCTATGAAAACCACAGCCAAGACACTCGCTATGTCGGTCCCTTGGAAACAGCACCTACTGTTGCTGCGACCTACGGCACGGGTGGTAACAATCAGCCGTTTGTGGTAAACGAGCCTTGCTCTTGGGACGGCAGAGATGTTTCTCCAACCCTCACCGCTAAAAACGCAGGCGGCAATCAGCGAATGCCCGACAAGGATAACTTCAATTGTGTGGTCGGTGCTTTCGGCATCTGCTCTCACGATAGCAATGCCATGAAATCCGGCAACCCCCACAGCGGTATTTACGAAGCAGAAACCTCTCGCACCATTGACGGCAACGGTGGTAATCCTTCCTGTAACCAGGGGGGCATTGCCATTGTCTGTGTCGACCAAGGCGGCGGCAAAAGCTCCTGTAGCATCACCAAGGATATGTCCCCAACACTTACTTGTACCCACGGCGGTGAACCTGCCGTTTGCGTGCAGAACGAAACCTTTGTTATTGAAGGCAACGGCACTCGACCCTCTCACAAGGGTGACGGCTATAAAGAGTCCAATGTGATGTATACCCTAAACACCGTTGACCGCCACGCAGTATATGCGATGACCACTGGGTCTTATCTTATTACCTCCGAGGAACAAGCCCCCACGCTGTTGGCTCGTGATTATAAAGACCCTGCCGCCGTTGCTTACGGAATCGGCAGAGATACTTTCAACCAGGGTAAAAACGCACAGTTTAATCCTACCTTCACGGAAGAGGTGCAGCCGACAATGGTTGCCAAAGGCCCCGGTGCAGTTGCACAGCCTTTTGGGTTTGACCCCTCTGCAAGCCGTGATGTCGGTCAGTACTTCCTGCCCAATTGCGGTAATACTCTCGTGAACGGCACTTGCCCCGGTCATCACAACGGAGTGATGATGGATGATTATACCGTCCGCAGACTTACTCCTACCGAGTGTGCAAGGTTGCAAGGTTTTCCAGATTGGTGGTGCGATGCCCTTGAAACGGCTGAACCGACTATGGAGGATATTCGATATTGGTACGATGTGTTTGAAACCTATCGTAAAATTACCGATGGCTCTACCAAACCGAAGTCCATCAAGCAGATAGCAAAATGGCTACGCTCACCGCATTCCGATGCTGCGGAATATAAGATGTGGGGTAACGGCGTAGCTCTGCCGTGTGTGTATTTTGTCCTTTCCGGCATTGTCTGGTGTACACAAAATACGGCCGAAAATGAGGCTGTATAATCTACATCCAAATGTGCGGAAATGACTGGATATATCTCACACATGACGGTAATATGTGACTACCAAAAAACAAGGAGGTCACTACAATGACAATCAAATTCAATGTCCCCGGCAAAAAGAGAAAGGAACTCGCACTCACCATTGCCAAATGGCTCGGCAGCGAGGTCAAGTACCAGGGCGCACCCACCTTCGCCTACGAGGTCGATTGCTTCACCATCGACAAGGACGGCAATCTTTGCGGCGATAACCTTATCGCAGACGAAGCGGTCGAGAGGCTTTTGGAGCATCTTTACGATGAGGGTTTTGAGTCGGACATTTCCGCAACCGAAGAACCCAAAGAAAGTAAGCTCGCCATTTCAATGCCTGCCAACAAGGTCGCCCTCGGTACAATCCTTCAGCTCTTGGATGCCAAAGGAAACCTTTTCAAAAAAGCACTCGGTGTTACCGAACTTCCCATCTACAATGATGAGGTGAAAATCACCTTTGCTTGGTTTCCTTACACGGAAGACCCGGATGAAGTCAAGGCTTACGACCTTTTCATTTGCAAACTCTGCGATTTCGCACGAAATGCAAAAAGGGTCACAGCAACCGAGAAAGCAGTGGATAACGAAAAATACGCATTCCGCTGTTTCCTCCTCCGCCTTGGTTTCATTGGGGATGAATACAAAACCGCTCGGAAAATTCTTCTCCGCAATCTTGAAGGTTCTTCCGCCTTCAAAAGCGGTAACGGAAAGGAGGATGCGTAATGTTTGGAATCAGCGATGCTACCCTTGCAAGGCTTAAGGAACAATACCCAGTGGGATGCCGTGTTGAACTTATCAATATGGATGACCCCTATAACACCAAACTCGTACCCGGTTGCCGAGGCACCGTTAAATGCGTTGACGATGCAGGCACCATTCACGTGCGTTGGGATTGCGGTTCTTCCCTCGGTGTAGTTTACGGTGAAGATTCTTGCAGGAGGGTTGACGATGAACAGTAAAATTCGTGAGCAAATCCTCGCAGTACGAGACACGGGACTTACAAATATGTTTGATGTCTATGCCGTGCAGCGAATTGCAATCAAGATGGGCTTCTATGACCTGGTTGTTTTCATAGAATATCATCGCAAGGAATACACAAACTTTATTCTTTACGGCGATGAAGGAGGCAGAAAATAATGTGGAAAGAAGGTAGCCTCAAAGTTTACAACAGCATCTTTCATTACTGGATTAAGGTCTATGATGAACCCTCCCATTTCGGCATTGATGGCGGTAAGGTTTCCAAACTGACACTCAAGCGTGACGGCAAAATTGTCTGTAACTACGATAGGGGTTGGGATATCAAACCTTCCGATCCAGACACACAGCTTGCTTTGGAAATTCTGCTTCACGGAGAAAACTACTAATTTAATACCCCTTGGGACATGAGCCGAGAGGCTCTGTTCCTCGTTATACAAGGTCGCACCGATTTTCGGTGGCGGCTATTTTTTATGCTTATTTTAGGAGGTGACGGCATTTGCGAAAACTCAAAAAGTATAAACCCACACGCTTTATGGCAAAGGACTCTCGGTACGATAAAGATGCCGCCGACTTCGCTGTCGCATTCATAGAAAGCCTGTCCCACACCAAAGGCACCTGGGCGGGAAAACCCTTTGACCTTATCGATTGGCAAGAGCAGATTATTCGAGATGTGTTCGGAACGCTCAAGCCAAACGGCTATAGGCAATTTAATACCGCTTACATTGAAATCCCTAAAAAGCAAGGCAAATCGGAACTTGCCGCTGCGGTGGCACTTCTGCTCACCTGTGGTGACGGCGAAGAACGAGCCGAGGTTTACGGCTGTGCCGCCGACAGAAACCAAGCAAAGATTGTTTTTGACGTTGCCGTGGATATGGTAAGGCTTTGTCCGGCTCTTGCGAAACGAGTAAAAATCCTCGAATCGCAAAAGCGAATGATATACCTTCCCACAAACAGTTTCTACCAGGTGCTTTCCGCTGACGTTGCAAATAAGCACGGCTTCAACACCCACGGAGTTATTTTTGATGAGTTGCACACGCAGCCGAACCGAAAACTCTTTGATGTTATGACAAAGGGATCGGGCGATGCTCGTATGCAACCTCTGTATTTTCTTATAACCACCGCAGGTTCTGACACCCAATCCATCTGCTACGAAACCCATCAAAAAGCAAAGGACATCATCGAGGGTCGTAAAATCGACCCCACATTTTATCCTGTCATTTATGGTGCAGATGAGAGCGAGGATTGGACAGACCCCAAGGTGTGGAAAAAAGCAAATCCCTCTCTCGGCATTACGGTCGGCATCGATAAAGTAAAGGCTGCGTGTGAGTCGGCAAAGCAAAACCCCGGCGAGGAAAACTCCTTCCGACAGCTCCGCCTTAACCAGTGGGTAAAACAAGCGGTGCGTTGGATGCCGATGGACAAATGGGATGCCTGCTCCTTCCAGGTCAACGATGATTCTTTGGAGGGGCGCGTGTGTTATGGTGGTCTCGACTTGTCCTCCACAACGGATATCACGGCTTTTGTGCTTGTGTTCCCGCCGGAGTATGAGGATGACAAATATGTGGTGATGCCGTTCTTTTGGATACCTGAAGATAACATTGACCTTCGAGTCCGCAGAGACCATGTTCCGTATGACCTATGGGAACGGCAAGGCACACTTCAAACTACCGAGGGCAATGTAGTCCATTACGGCTATATAGAAAAATTCATCGAAAAGCTCGGTGAACGTTTCAATATCCGTGAGATTGCATTTGACCGATGGGGTGCTGTACAGATGGTGCAGAACCTTGAGGGTATGGGTTTCACTGTTGTCCCATTCGGACAGGGATTTAAGGATATGAGTCCTCCCACGAAGGAACTTATGAAACTAACCCTTGAACAGAAAATTGCCCACGGCGGACATCCCGTTCTCCGTTGGATGATGGATAACATTTTTATTCGCACAGACCCTGCCGGAAATATTAAGCCGGATAAGGAAAAATCCACAGAGAAAATTGACGGTGCCGTTGCAACCATAATGGCACTCGACCGAGCCATTCGCTGTGGCAATGATAACGGTGCTTCGGTTTATGATGACCGAGGCATTTTGTTTATATGAGAGGAGTGATTTGAATGGGCATCTTTTCAGGATTATTCAAGTCCAGAGATAAGCCTACAAACAGTACAGCCGGAAGTGCCTACCGCTTTTATATGGGAGGAACAACCTCCGGCAAGAATGTAACGGAACGCTCTGCAATGCAGATGACAGCGGTGTATTCCTGTGTCCGTATCCTGGCAGAAGCAATCGCAGGGTTGCCTCTCCACGTTTACGAATACAAGAGTGATGGTGGCAAAGAAAAAGCCATCAAACATCCGCTATATTTGCTGTTGCACGATGAACCGAACCCGGAAATGTCCTCGTTTGTGTTCCGTGAGACCCTTATGACCCATTTGCTTTTGTGGGGCAATGCTTATGCACAGATTATTCGTAACGGCAAGAATGAGGTTGTTGCCCTTTATCCGCTGATGCCAAACAAAATGACGGTTGACCGAGATGAAAAAGGTCAGCTTTATTACGAGTATCAGCATTCCAACGATGAGGCAAACACCCTCAAAGGCTCTACTGTTCGGCTGAAGCCTACGGATGTCCTGCATATCCCAGGTCTTGGCTTTGATGGTTTGGTAGGTTATTCGCCCATTGCGATGGCTAAAAATGCTATCGGTATGGCAATTGCCTGCGAGGAGTACGGTGCCAAGTTTTTTGCTAACGGCGCAGCCCCCGGCGGTGTCCTTGAACACCCAGGCACAATTAAAGACCCACAGCGTGTGCGTGAGAGTTGGCAGTCCACTTACAGCGGTACTTCCAATGCTCATAAAATTGCGGTGCTTGAAGAAGGTATGAAATACACTCCCATCGGTATTTCTCCCGAACAGGCACAGTTCCTTGAAACACGCAAATTCCAAATCAATGAAATTGCTCGAATTTTCCGTGTCCCGCCCCATATGGTCGGTGACCTGGAGAAGTCGAGCTTTTCTAATATTGAGCAGCAATCCCTTGAGTTTGTAAAATACACCCTCGACCCTTGGGTTATCCGTTGGGAACAATCCCTAACGAGGGCACTCCTTTCTTTGGATGAAAAACAGAAGTATTTTGTCAAATTCAACCTGGAAGGTCTGCTCCGAGGTGACTACCAAAGCCGTATGAACGGCTATGCCATCGGTAGACAAAACGGCTGGATGAGTGCAAACGATATCCGTGAGCTTGAAAACCTCGACCGCATCCCCACAGAGGAAGGTGGCGACCTCTACCTTATTAACGGCAATATGCTCCCCATGAGAAATGCAGGAGCTTTTGCGAATACAGAACCTAACGATGACGGAAAGGAGGAAAAAGCCGATGAAGAAGTTCTGGAATTGGAAGAATCAAGCTCAGACGGAAACGACTCCGGCGGAGAGGACTCTGTTTC